GAGGAACGTAATCTTTACTCGCTGTGAACCCCGAACGAAGTTTACGTTTACCATCGCCATCCTTTTCCCATATTATATCGAGTTTAGCATCTGTACACTCTTCTACTATACGATTAGCTTCGGTAGAGTCCCACTTTCCATACGAAGTGTCTCGCGTCCATACCTGGTTTATATCTGAACATATACGTTTACACCCTTTTGCCGTATTCACATCCCCATCCACTTGATGTATCACAACACCACCGTGACCACACCAACCATCGTCACCTAGTTTAGTTTGGTTAGGTATTAAACCACCAAATGCTTCCGCGGCCGCCTTATCCGCCGCTTCTTTTGCGATCTTAGCATTTTCCTTTTCTTGTTCATCTACGACTGCTTGTTGTTGATCAAATAGAGACTTATAATGTTGCGGGGTATCAGCTACTTTAGAATCTGTATTGGGATCGGGGTCATCGACAAATTGTAAACCTACTCTATCGGTGTTTGCTTTTTTAGGCCATTGAACTTTAATAACGTGTCCTTCATTACGTGTACACGGTTTACCCGTACCGAGTTGTTTTTGTATGTGTTTATATTCCCAAAATTGACAATTGTGTTTATTAGGATCATCGGAAGGTCCACACCCAAACTTATCCGTTCCCGGGGTTGATTTATCTTTCTTAACTTTTGAATATACACCAACACAATCCTTATTCTGTTCATTTTCCCAAGCTGACATATCTAAATTACGGAATTCAAAACTACTTATATCTTCATTAAACTCATCTTTTTCAAAACGAAGGATTTGTGTATTAATTAATTTATCACCCGAACCGTCGTTATAATAAATATCAATCGTATTGTTACCAATAATATTATCGCCAAAAGTTTTATCCGTAAAAACGTTAAGTGTAACATCCGTATCATTTTTTCTATTATTCAAATCACTATTTTCAGTTCTGTGTATTTCATTACCCTGTGTATCTTTAACAACGAGAGTCCATTTTTCTACTATACCTTCAACTCCTGATTTGTTTCTCCATGAAAGATTCACACCTTCTATAAAGTATTCTTCAACATGTCGTTTACGTAATACGTATAATAGAAAAATGATAAATAGAATGATTAAAAGAAGAGGTATCATTTTATATATCACGAGATAATTATTAATAGTTATGTTTATTCATCTTTTGTAAGATCTTCTTTGGCTGGTGTTTTTGAATAGAGAACACCACTGTATATCGCGACAGCGATAAGTACTGCGACGAACGCGAAAATTGGTACGGAGTTATACTTGTTAGAGTTATAAGACATTTTGTGTTTTGTTATATTGTATCAGGAGAAAAAAATATTGATTAAATATAAATGAGTTCCCGTCCTGTGACCACAGTTCTTTTAGAAGCACTTTTTATAGGTTTAATGTTACAGGTTTTAGTAATGAGTCTTACAAAGTTTATATATAAGGGAACGGGTGTGTTAATTATTTCGGGTGCGTTAATACATTTACTGTTCGAGTATTCGCCTTTCGGTAATATTAATGAAAAATGGTGTAAAATGATATTTAAATAAAATATTAATGAAACTCGTTTATTTCAAGTCTAATAGTTTCTCTCTCGCCAATAGTTTGAAGTAACTCCATGTTTAAATCACGAAGTTTGTTTACTGTTTCTTGATTATAATCATCAAGGTAGGCTTTGTAAAATTCTCTTTCATTGCCTACATTGTGTCCTTTGTCCAATAAATTACCAAGTGTATATCTAGATAATCGTATACCAAGTTCTTGTGCGCGTCTTTTTACAGCTTCTTTACGAACAGTTGCTGTAATTCTTTGTCTTGTTTTAGTTTTATTAATAGTTCTTTGCATTCGAACTATTTTTTCATCCAATCTTTTCATATAAGATATATTATACTCATTTTGCTCAACCTCGAGAGTTCGTAATTCATTTGTCATTTCTGTGTAAGAATTATATGGCATTATTGAATTCATATAATTCATCAATTCTTCTCTTTCTTCAGGATTCGCATATAAGGTATTCTCTTCATTATTATCATCTTCGTAATATCTAGACCTTTCAGCTAAGAATGGTATAGGTGGAGTAAATGGTTCAAGTATTGCATTACTACCATTTCTTCTTTCCAATGTATAAAAATTTTGTGTATCATCGTCAGATTCGGATTCAGAATCATATTTCGAATTTAATTGAGAAATGGTTTCATGAACGTTTTTTATAGAGTTGCACATTTCAAGATAATGTCCTTCAGATATTATCTCGGAATTCAAGTCAATTAAACGCATTAAATTTACAAGGTCGTCCATTTTTACTATTGTTTTTATTTTTTTATATATTATTTATAACTTAGGTTTGAACAGTCACCTCTATTTCATAAAATGAATCGATAACTCTATCAGTTGATTCTATAAAATGACAAATCCTGTCCATTTCAAGTTCTATATTATCAAGTTCGACGGCATAACCAGTTTGTAATCCTCTGATATGATCATTCATTATATTCTTATAATCAGTAAAAAATGAATGAGTATCTATTATGTAACCATCGTTCCGTAATTCATCTAAACTGTTATACGATGGTAAATTTAGGGCGTTACAAAAAGCATCGATTGCTTCTTTTTTAAATCTTCGGGTTATCCTTTGTCTTATTTTATGTTTTAGTATATTTGATTTAATTTCTTTTCTTTTTCTAACCAATACCATACATTTTTCGTAAATAGAATCGAATGGGTTTGTTTGTAGACTACGAGGTAAAGTTCGTACACGAACGGGGGGTCTATCTTCTACTCTATACACGTCACGTAATTTATTACACATATCTAAATAATCGCCTTCGGGTATTTCGCCCGAGTGATCATCTATAAATGACATTATTTTATGAAGTGTATTATCAACTTCTGGCATTATTACTTATTATAAAGTTTTTATTTTTTATTATTATTTTTTGATAACATGAGTAAAGCTTGAACAGCTTCACCGATTTCTTTATGTTTTAAACAGAATCCGTTCTTACCAGATCTACAGTAACAGTTCTCGTAGGGACAGTTTGGTCGCATTTTATTTTATTTTATTTTATTTTATTTTTATACTTAGGTTTCGCTATCACTCACAATTTCACCTTCTTCGATTTCACTGTCAGTTTCTTCAATGTCAGATTCCATTTCTTCTTCAGAATCATCCAATTCGGTTATATCGTCGTCGATGTTTTCGGGTAAAGAAAGATAAAGTTCTGTCCAATCTATACGTTCCCTTATTCCAAAATCATCGATCAAATCGTCCAAATCAATTTTGTCAACTATATCCCAATCATCTTGGATTACCGTCTTCCAATATTCAATATTCTTAGATGTTATCTTATACGGAAAAACTTCCACTCTTAATTTTTCAGTTTCATCGTAATTTTCATCGTCGGTGAGTTCATCGCTCATTTGATCCATATAAATGTTATACATGTACTCCAATATACCGAGGTCTCTTTGATATTGATAGTTTTTAGGTTCGTGGTAAAAGGTGATAAAATGTGCTTGTCCATAAGAAGTGATTAATTTTTTTTTTGTGAATACCGATGTATGCGATATAGTTATTAGTATTTTTAGGAATGAGATGACTAGGAAATCCGAAATCCGCCTTTAACCCATAAACAGTAGATTTTACACCACATAGGTTAGAGCACAGATCATTAATGTTATCAAGTTTCCATAGCGTGGTACAGTTTTTTAATAATTCGTGTGTTAAGTAAGGCATTGTATTTGTATATATAATATTAAAAGTCGTAATGTTTAAGTAAGATTAATTTTTAATTGTTCATGACAGTATCAATGTACTCATCTAACAAATCTGTGTCACATGGTAAAGTTTTTGTAAGTTCATTCCAATGTAAATATTTGCTTGGTATTTTATGTTTAGTAATAAACTTTTCACCCCCTTTAATATAGGTAAAATATTTACTTAAATACTTAGTCCATAAATCACGTGTTTTATGATTAATAGAACGAGGTATAATGATTAAGTTTTTAATATTTAATAATTCTTTAATCCTCTCAACGAAAGGTTCAATAATACCATCACACCCTTCAATTTCATGCGTAAATTCAACATATCGAATGTCTTCACGTCCGACGATTTTACTTAACCCCATATAGGCAATACATTCCCCATTTTTAGCAATTTTAGTTGGAAATTTACCTTCGATTACTGTAAGTTTATATAATTCAATATCATTTTCACCACCGTTTATAACAGATGAAAAAAGAGCATCTAATTCTTCTTGATGAGAAATACTCGTAGAGTCTTTTAATAACTGGTAAAAAAGTGACATTGTATTAATGTTTTAGATTTTTTACTTTTTATATTTCGTCAATACGACTTAGGTTCTCGTCGTTCATTAATAATTCTTCAGCAAGTATTTGATAAAAAGACATTTTATATGCTAAAAATCCAAAAAGTGTTGCACCCATATTAAATTCGAAAGGTAAATCTGATGAATTCCATGTTGATTCTAATAAAGCAATGACTGTAGGTACAACTAATCTTTTATTCAATACGGGTTTTTTTTCAAAATTGTCCACGTAAGACGAAAGTGAATCTACATATATACATGAAGCTATTGCACCCAAGCTTGCAGATACGCCGTCTATGGGTGTATGAAAAATGAAATGATAGGTAGAAATTGCAGATCCGTATTTTATAGTAGTTTTTTTTATTTTAGATTTAATCTGTTCGTATTCGGTTATACCTTCTTTTCGTTTGGTTGGGCATGAAATTCTAAGTGTTTTAGTACCGGGGTTTATTATATTTAACATTAATTACTATACATTACAATTTATTCGTTAAGTATCTATAATATATCAATGTTGATATTTTCATCATTGAAATATTTTTTTTTAAATTTACGTTCTTTATCGAGAAATTCTTCACATCTGTTAACTGATTCGTATATACGAACTTGTATTTCAGTTAATCTATCTTCATGTGTAAAATTATCTTGTTTTCTGGACATTTTTCTCCATTTTTCACCAAAAAGGTTTATGTATTTCAAATTACGTCTTTCGTATTCTAATTCATTTAACATTGTTCTATACAAAACCAATGAATATGAATCATATTCTTCACGTTTAAAATCATCGTGACAAAACTCTTCGTATGCCAATGTTTTCATGCGCTGATGAAGTTGATTACCCCCATTTTCCTTTCCATTTTCTGACCAACGTTTCGAGTCTTTCTTTTGAGAATCGTGTATTTCGTAATTGTTTTTTAGGGGCTCCTGGGCATGCGAGATCACGTGATTCGTACGCGTTAAGTTTTTCCCATACGAGTCTTTGCATGTCGCCCGGAAGTTCGTTTGTCGCTTGACAAAACGAGAGTTTATAGTCGTACGTGTGTAAGGCAATGTAGTCGTCCATTTCATTTTTATATATTTTTATACTTATCTTTTAAACTTAGGTCTATATTGAACAAACGTTTTATCGTTTTTGTTATATTCTAATACAATAACTTCACCAGCATCGTTCATTGTAACAATTTCATCGTATTTACTACATTGTGTATTTATATACGGTGTTTTTTCCACATTAACGTTAATATCAAAAGATGTATACGAATATGACTTTTTTAATTCTTGTGGATTTGGTGATAATAAACGACATACACTAGCATATAAGGTAAACATTATTGCTGTTATTTATATTTATTTTTTTATATACTAAATACAGGATGGTTTCACTCCAAGAATTACCAAAAAAGGTACAATACATAACTGTTGATTCAAATTTTGTTACGGGTACAAATAACAAATTTACAATAGATCTCGATCTTTCGTCAAATACACACGTGTCGGATATTAGTAAAGTTTGTGGTTTAAAACTAGTTGATTTTTATGTTACTCAGATTGGTAATACGGGTTCTGGTACTGGTACCGGTGCCAAGTATATAGATATACTGTGTGACGATGTACCAAAAGTTGCACAGATGTTAGACGAACGTAGAGGACAGGTTTTTGCCAGAATAGCACTGGAAAGAGATTTTGATGGGTCTAATAATTATAAACAACACGATAAACATTGGAGAAGTTTTAACAGACAAACAAATCTATTCAATCCTATATCAATACAAAAACTCGATTTTAAAATAAATGAATTACAGGGTGATAATACATATACGGATTTACAATCGGATGCAGAATGGTTTATGACATTGGAAGTAACATCCATTGATGTGAAGGAAAAGCCTATAAATAGAGAGGTTCAAATTCTAGAGGCTTTGCACAAACTTATCGGGAAGATAGAAGATCTTAACGTAAACGTTAAAAAACTTCCAGATAAGAAAGATATCGAACAAATGGAAAAGGAAAAAAAGAAAAAATACCCTCTTTACTATCTTTTGACAATAATTCTATTAATAGGTGGTGGATTTTATATGATAAACCGTAAAAGTGTACCTACACCTACTCAAATGCCAATATCTATGCAACAAAGGTTTTAGATTTATTCAGTTTTTTTAACTGGTGTCTTTTTAGCTGGGGCCTTTTTAGTTGGTGAAGTAATTTTTTTTGCGGATGGTTTTGGCGCCGACTTTGGAGTTGGAGCTGGTGCTGGTGCTGGCGCTGGCGCTGGAGCTGGCGCTGGTGCTGGAGCTGGTGCTGGTGCTGGCGCTGGTGTTGGCGCTGGTGCTGGTGGTTCTATGTGATCGGCAATTTGCTTAATGATAGTGTATATCTCTTCGGTACGAATTTTAGATCTAGCGAGTTCAATCGTTATTTTTTCTCTGACAGAGTCCATTGTGTAATATATATAAAAGAAAGATAATCTTTATAGTAAATGTTATTCATTGGGCCAACTCTCCTGAGTGGAATCGGTCAACATTGTAAAAAATATATGGAACTTTTCCCTGAAGATGGGTATACTAAATATATTGAAATAGACCAGGAAATACCTGAATCTGATAGCGCTTTTATTTTTGCACTTCCTGTTAAATATTGGTTAGATAAAATACCAGAAATCAAACGTAAAATAAAAAAAGTTGTTTGTATGACCGTCTGTGAAACTGAAACTGTTCATGAAGATTACGGTAAACTTTTCGAACTATTTGACAGTATTGCGGTACCCAGTGAATATTGTAAAAATGTTTTCGAAAGACAGTTCCCAGATACAAAGTTTTGTGTTATACATGCACATATACCCGATAAAAGACCATATACGTTTTATCATATAGGTAACGTATACGATCCGAGAAAAAACTTTAATAAGATATTAGAAGCATTTGTAAGATTAAATAAACCCGATGCACGATTAATTGTTAAAGCAACGTGTAAATACCCGTTTAAAATCAATATACCAAATGTAACAATAATAAATGACTTAGTTTCCGATGAAGTTATGGAAGAAATACACTGTAGATCGGATTGTTATGTTAATTTTTCATCATCCGAGGGAGTTGGTATGGGTGCTGTAGAAGCGGCAATAAGAAATAAGCCTGTGATTATAACAGATTATGGAGGGGCTATAGAGTATATAGATACTCCATATACTATAAAATGTGAACTTCATAAATTACCAAGGGATGATTTTCTGTATAAAGCAGGTATGCAATGGGGAAAGCCAGATATGGAACAACTTATGGAATTCATGGAAGATGCGTATAATAAAAAAATAAGGTATATGGATCACACAAAAACACGATTTTTAACGAGTAAAGAAAACGTTTTACAAGAATTCGTCGTTAACGTAATTCGTAACTAAAACAATGATACCTGTGAGAATAGTACCTGATGTAAGTGAACCTCTTTGTGCAATCAACATTGC